TAGCAACGAACTGGAGCGCCGGGGGCACGATCAGCTTGCGGGGCTTGGCGGCGATGAGCAGACCACGCTCGTCCGTCCAACCAGCGATCTGGATCACAGCCGCTTCGAGGGACGTTTCGTTCAGGTCCGCAGCCGTCGCAGGACGGTTGCTGTTCGTGCCACCAGACACCAGCGGGTGAGCGGTGCTGAACAGGGCCTGCCCGTCGCCGTAGGTAACGGCGGCATTGAAGCCGTTGTTCAGGATGGCAGCAGCCTTGACCTGCTTGGTGTAGGCCATTGCCCGGGCAAGGGCCTTGGTATACCGCGCCGACAGACTGTCGTACAGGTTGTCTTCCATCGCCTCTTCGGTGATGGAGAAGCCCATAGCGATGGTCTCGTGGTTGTAACGAGCGGTCCAGGCTTCCTGCGCGTTGTCGTAGGAGATGGCTTGGCCTTCGTTCTTCACCGGAGCGGCGCTGAAGCCGGAGAGCTTGGTCTCCTCTTCAAACGAGCGGTCGGAGGTCTCCGTTTCGTAGATCTCCTTGTGCTCTTCGCCGTAGCGCTTGTACTCCAGACCGAACAGAGCGTTCAGACCGGGGAGAAGCTCCTTGAGGAGCTGGGCACGAGAAATTGCCATGATTCAGTCTCCTCAGATCGCCACAGCGACTTGGTAGGCGTGGTAGCCGAAGTTCCACTTCAGCAGCACTTCCGGGTAGCCGACGAAGGTCAGCGTCACGGTGCCCGATGCGGTGGCGTTGGCCGAAAGGGTGACCGAGGTGCCCGAGACCGCAGCCACCACCGTGCCTGCCGCGATGCCGGTGCCCGTCACGAGCATGCCCGTGCGAACATCAGCGTTGGCAGCAGCCAGGGTGACCGCCGTGCTGGCGTTGGTCGTGGTGCCCGTGGACTGCGTCGTCAGCTTGGTGTCTTCCACCAGTTGAACGATGCGGAACGGGGTCGTGGTCAGCAGGCGAGCGTTGCCCGAGCCGCCCATCACGCCGACGTTGGAGTTGCCCGCCGTGTTGGCGTTCACACCCGTGTTGGCGGTGTTGGTCGCCATCGTGGACACGTTCGTGCCCAGCGACAGAGCGCTAACCGCGCCGGCAGTGATGGTCGAGCCGCTGCTGTAGCTGATGACCGCCGCCTTCATGATGACGTCGGGGTCATCGCAGACGTAGGCCACAGCGTCCGGGGCAACGGTGCCGTTGGCCCAGTACTGAGAGCGGATCTTGCCGTAGATCGGGCCACCAGCAGGGCTGTACTCACAGCCCAGGAAGATGCCGAGCGTGCCGCCCGTCTCCGCCGCAGCCGTGTTGTACGCCAGACCAGAGGTGATCAGCGTGCCGGTGTTGGTGAACTTCACCGGGTCACCGAAGAAAAGACCGCCGCCAGACACACCAGTGGTGTAGCCAGAGGCAATCGGGATCATCCGCGTCGAACCGGCGAACGGTTGCCCGCCGATCAGGTTCTGCGGAATCAGGCCGTAAGGCCGATCAACAGAGGGGTAGGACATGTGTCACTCCTGAATCATTGACCGCGTCCGAACGACACTTCGGAACGACGCTGCTTGAACAGCGGCATCCGGGGATCGTTCTCGCGCATGAAGGTGTTGTCCACAGACTCCATCTGCCCCGTCGCCTGTCCGGTGTAGAAGGCATTCCGTTGATCAACGAGTTCTTTGGGGGTTCGGCAAAGCAGCAGGCCACCGACTTCCAGCGTACCGGGGATGCGCGATTTCTCGTCGCACAGGTGCTGAAGTTCAGGATGGTCCGAGACCTTGACAGGCTCCCAGCCTTCGCGGAACTTGGAGGAGATGTTCCTCGGGTCGGCGGCGCCCAAGGTGCTGGCACGAATCCAACGATACACGTACCCAGGCGCAGGCGTCGGGTCCGGTAGCAGTTCAGCGGGCCTCCAGGTCTGGAGCCGCTCTGTCTTGGCGCGAGATTCCGCTTCGCGGGAGATTCGTTGGTCAGCCATTGTCTTTCCTCATCTGATCCGCTACGGCCCGGGCGTACTGTTCGGGAGTAAGCCCAAGACGCTTGGCGATGTTCACTTGTGACTGCGTCAGCACGATCTTTTTGGGCGCGGTGCTACGCGTGGCAGGAGCCACGACACTGGACTTCTTGGCAGGCTTCTCCGAGGGGAACGCGTCGGGAAACACTGAACGCAAGCGAGCATCGATCTTCTCGTAATACTCGTCACTGGTCGGGTTGACTCCGCTCTTCACAAGCTTTTGGTGCATGCCCAGAGCCATGCCCGTCATTTCCTCGTCTACCCCAAACCACGGATTGGATTCTTTCCACGCACGGGCTTTCGGATCTACGGGAGTCTGATTGGCAGTCTCAGGCTGCGACGGGGCAGTTTGTACCTCATTTTTCTGAGGCTGTAAAGGTGCCGGTTTGAAATTACTCAGCCGATCCGCTTTGATCTTCGCTGCAGTCAATTCCTCCTGCGCAGCAGTCAGCGCGTCCGGATCACCTGCCTCGTACGCCTGCTTGAACCTGCGCTTGGCCTCCTCAGCCTCCGACGCGGCGATTTTCTTCGCGTGCTCGATCAGTGCCTGCTGTCCCTGACCCAGCGTCCCCTGGAGCTTCTTGTTCTCCTCCATGAGGTTCTGCGCCAGCCGCAACGCCTCCTCACGCTCGCGCAGCGCCAACTCCTTGGCCCGACGCTCTTCGTGATACCCCTTGGAGAAGTGCTGAATGCGCTGCTTGACGCCTTCGCTGTACTTCGACAGCTCGTCATCGGTGACTTCTGCCGGAGCCTCCTTCATGGGAGTACGGCCACGATCCGCCTCAGGCGTATCGTCCACCACTTCGACTTCGGTATCACCAGCGATCTCGAAATCGACCTTCTCTTCCTTGGTGTTCACCTGGACTTCGTCCGGGAACTTGAACTCTTCCTTGTCCATGGTCATGCCCTCTGTACGCCACGCGGGTCTTGAATGACAGCTTCGACGCTGTCGTCGTTGATGATCCGGAACTCACGACCGTGAATCTTCAGTCGAGTGCCGCTGTTCGGGCGGACAAGGATGAAGTCGCCCACCTTGCAGGACGGGCCGGAGGGGAAGCGGATCGGGTCCTTGTAGCAGTCCGGACCCATCTTGACGACGAACAGGACGGGAGACAGCACCTCCTCGAAGTGCATCGTCTGACCGGCTTTGAGCAGGCCGCTCTCGTACGACTCTTCCGCCTCCGGGAGCATGCACAGGAGGTGGTAGGTCACCGGATCGGGCACTTGGCGTGCCTTCTCCTCAGCGGATTCAGGCAGAACAGACTCGGACAGGCCGTCCGAAAGAACGATTTCAGGCATCGTCGGAATACTCCATTTGTCGCACGAGGTCGGTGATGAAGGCATGTACGGACGAAAGACCCCGGATTTCGCCACACATGGATTTGTACTCGGCAAAGTCTTTTGCCGCACCTGAGATAAGAGCTTGCGCAATAGAATCGCGGCGCTCCTCGATCTCTTTCAGTACCACGGAAAACGCAGTGGTAGCCATCTATTACTCCTTCGGTTTAGGACTGGGCCTGCTCGCCGCCTGCTGAGCCGCCCGCTGGGCTTCACGCCGCGCCTTCAGCGCGTCGCTCTGCATCTGCTGCCGCATCTTCTGCTGGTGCATCTGCTCCTTGTGAGTCATCTCCTGCTGCGCCCGCGCAGCCTTCATCTGCGGCGGTTCGCCCTGGTTCTTCTGCGCGTCCAGGGCCAGACGGGCCTGCTCGATCTGCAGCTTGCCCTGCGCGATCTGGAAGTCACGCTGGCTGTCAGCCTCCTTGCGCTGCAACTCCTGCGCCTTCAACTGCAACTCAGCCTGCTGCATCTGCACCATCGGGTCCATGGCCTGCTGCTGTGCCTGCTGCTGTGCCGCCATCGCTTGGTTCTGCACCATCGTGCGCTGCGCTGCAGCGGCCACCAGCGGTGCCAGGGCCTTCTCGTCCTCCGGAGAGATCGGCGCAAGACTCTCGTCGTCCAGTGCAGGCAGCGGGACCCCGAGCTGCATCTCAACCTGCGCCCGGTAGGCAAACGCCGCGTGTTCTGCAATGTGAGCCATCAGGGTCATCATCAACTGCTGCGCCATCGGGTTCTGGCCCAACGTCGCTGCAATCTTCGGGTCCTGCATGAACGACTGGTGCACCATCATGTGCGCCTCGTGGTCCTGGTACGCGAACGCCTTGATAGGCTTGCCCATCAGGACGTGCATGTTCTCCGTCACGGGGTCCTGTGGCTTCTGGTCCTCCGGCGTGGCGACCAGCTCCTCGGCGTTCTTGATCCCCAGCACCTCCAGCATCTGTCTGTGCAGCTTGGGCAGGTTGTAGATCTGCGGCGCCCCTTGCGCCAACTGCAGTGCCGCTTGGTACTGCATGATCCGCTGCGCCATCGTCGCCGCGTTCGGATCACTGACCGGGATCACCTCCACGAGGTCGTAGTCCGCCTGCTTGGCAGACCTCGGCGCCTTCTCCGGTGCGTACGGATAGTCTGCGGGCATGTAGTCACGGATGATCTGCTTCAGGAGCTTGAACTCCATCCGCAGGCTCGCGTGCGTACGCGCCTGCACCGCGCTCATCGTCTTGAGCTGGCGCTCAAGAATCGCCAGGGTCGTGCCCACCGGAGCCTGGGCAGACATGTCGCTGACCTTCAAGTCAGCAATCGCAGCGAGCCTGCGGCCTTCCTCCGTGATCCGCTCCAACAGCGCCGCCAGGACCTGACTCGGCTCCTTGTACGGCAGCGGCATGATGTTGTCGCGCACCGACCCGGACGGGATGTCCACGTCCCGCCATTCCCCCGGGGCAATCGGCGTGTCGTCTCCCTTGATCCGCAGACCCCGAGACTTCAGGCCCCCAGGCAGGTTGCTCAGCGTGCCCGCGTCCACGAGCTGACGGATCAGCGACGTGCCCGCCCGGGCGTACCCACCGATCAGGTGGATATACCCCATGCCATAGGCACCGAACCCCGGGATGTAGTTGTACTGGACGAAGTGCTGGCGCTTCTTCTTGCGCTTGTCGTCCTCCTCCCAGTTGCGCCGGATCGCCAAGACGTTGTTCGTGCCACGCTCGATGGTCACTACGTACGGACGCGCCACGCCGTCCTCGTCCTCGTCTCCAGGCATCTCCCAATCGACGTGGATCTCCAGGACCTGATAACGGTCGTCCTCGGTCAGGGAGTAGCCCTGCTCCTCGGCTTTCTTCTTCTCGATGTCCGAGTGATACCGCACAGGCTCACCCAGCTCGATATCACGGTAGAACTTGTCAACCTGAAGCTTCTTGATGTCGTTCTTGGTCTTGCGCATGACGTGCGTCGCACGCTCGGCGCTGTAGATGTTGCTCGCCCCGTAGGGAATGATCATGTCTTCGGCAGGGATGAACACTGCCACCTGCCGCTCCAGCGACGGGTCGTAATAGATCTTCTTGAACGCACACCCAGCCAGCCCGAGACTGAACAGCATCCGCTCGTGCTCAGGCCGGTACTCGATCATCTCCTCGGTCAGGCGGTAGTTCATGTCGTCCTTGACACGCTCCGCTGCCTCTTCCTTGAACTTGTCAATGGCACCGACGATCTGCGTCTTCACCGGCCCCTGGGCAGGGAACGTCTCGGTGATCATTTCTGACTGGAACCTGACTGCTGCTTCAGTCAACAAGGGAGAAAACACTCCACATGCGTCGTCCCACGGCTCCGTACGCTCCTCGTACTTCATCCCCAGGACTTCCAGCCCCTTGACGAACGTGTCGGCCCAGTCCTTGCGGCTGGTGATGTCCGCGTCCACCAGAGAGATCAGGTCGTTGGCAAGAGACTGCAGCTCCCCCTCGTCCATGAACTCTGCGAGGTTGGCGTCGAACTTCTCCGGGCTCTCACTCCCCGGCTCCAGGGTGATCTCCATACCACCCACACCGACCGTGACACTCTCAGGATCTTCGATCTCGATCTCGATGGCAGGAGCATCGGACATGAGAGACGGGTCCATCGGCTCAAGCGCAGGAAACATGTTCGTGGCCATGACGGCTCCTAGTAGTACGCAGCCCTACGGCGACTGCGAAAGTACGAAGGTTCATCCTTGATGTCAGTGGGCAACCTGACAAACCCACCCTGACGGAAGCGCAAAAGCGCTTGAGTCGTCGAGTCTACAAGGTCGTCATTGGCTCCGCTAGGAAAATCATTGCACTCCTCAATGACCTCGCGCGCCCAGCGCCTGTCCGGAGCCCACACGATGCCCGAAGAGAACAAATCCGACACTGCATTGACGCGAGATACCTTATCCTGCCCTTTACCCGGCGTATATTCACCCACCGGAACGCCCATACGACGCAATTCCTGATATAGAGCCGCGCCGTTGGACTTTTTCTCCACCACAAACGCATCCGGCTCCCAAGAATTGTATTCTTCGAGCACCAATTTCTTCAGTTCAGGGAACTCCATGCGTTTTTTGATGGAATTCAGCAAAATGATGTTGAAAACGTCCGTTTCCTCGTTGCGAAACACGCCCCAAGTCGTCAAAGCGTT